AATTCAAGTTCGCGTGGCATACCAAGGTATGTGTAAGAAAGGTTAGTGATCATCTTGCTGATCCAGTTAGACAATGGGCCAATGCCGATCGCTTCTGCACTTGCCGCTTCGCCATCCTGGAATCCTGCTCCGCCTAATCCTCCCTTTGGAGAGAATCCAATCTCGGATGGTTGCACACCGAAGTGGCCGCAGATAGAAGTGACTAGATAATCATCAAGAGTGTCTTTGAACTTCTCGCCGTAGCCTTCATTGGTAACTGGACTTAGGCCCTTTGGAAGCAAGCGAGCGCGTTTGCGTTGATCGGTTTGCCCTGCAAGATCATCGTTGAGAATGTTTTCATAAGCGCGAAGCAGGTCAGGGTTAGTTCCCCAGTCCTCATCGGTTGTGAACATGAGGTCGGGCATAACGCCATCGGTGTATTCGGCGCGAATCCATTGCTGGCGGCGCAGATAAATGTCGGCCAAAGGAAGCGCTCGCTCGACTGGTGAGTATCCATAAACGCTCATGGATCGGCGATTGCGGACAAGATAGGCCAACTGGTCGGATGAGAATTCGCCGTCTGCCTTTGGGTCTTCGTCTGTTGCGGAGAATTCCGAACGAGGGAAGCCATAAAGAATCTGTTGGAAGGCTGCATCGGGCGCTTGCGGGCGCATACCGCGATCGTCAATGAGAGGTTTGATGGTTGAGCCATCGAGGATTTGGAAACCGTATAGATCTCCGCCAACTGTAGGCTGCGGATAGATAGCCCACGCATCGATTACAAGAATCTCCTCGGCTGCAATCATGATCCAGTCGTTCCAGGTCAGACCGTTTGCTTTGTCGGGGTTCTCCCAAAAGGTGCGCAGACGATTTATCTCATCTGTGAACTTAATGCGGGCCGAAGCCATAGCGCGAACATGGTCGCCGCCTGATTCAGCCACGATCTTTTCTGAAGCATCGTTAGCAAGGGTAATATCCCAATCAAGGCCAGTGAGTTTGCTCTTTGTGACTTCAATGCATCGGCGAAGGATGTCAATCTGATCGGCAGAAGCGCGAAGTGTTGAGAACGGAACGAGGCGTGTTGGGACAAGATTGATGTTCTGTGCAACTTGGTATTCATAGCGGCGTGGCATTGGGCGACCCGTTGCAGGATCGACAGGGTTGATCGCGCCAGGAACAATTGGAAAGCCTGGGCCGAATGGAACTGTTGCCATGTACGGATTGCGCGGCAAAGCCACATTGTTACCGTATGTCTGCTGCATCGCCAATGACGATTGCGCCATTAATTGATCGGTTGTTGTAACAACTGATCCATTAGGGAGGTTAGGCCCTTTCTGAATGTCCGTTGTTGCTAACGCTCGTGCGATTCGGTCTCTTAGACCCATGTGAATCTCCCTCTGCGGTTATTAGCCCTGGACTACCACTCTATACTGATTTGAAGTAGGCGCAACTGAGAACAACAAGGTGATCGCAGTGGTGCTTGTGTGCTGGACATCGCAAATGACTTCAGCATAAGGTGTTGAGTTATCGTAAACGGCAACCTGCACATCTCTTGTGCCAAGGTTATGTGTGATCGTGTATGAAGTGGCAGTTCCATCACCAACATTTGCCGCATACTTTGTAACTACAACTGCGGTGTTGATCGCAATACCTGATCCGCTTACGAGGATTCCTGTATCTGCAACCGCGCTGAAAGTGTTGCCTGTGAGGTTTAGGCCATTACCAGCAAGGTATGTACCAGCACCTGAGAACTGAGAAAAGATAACTGGTGTTGTACCGATTGTTGTAACTTTATCAACAATGACCCAGCCTGTGTTGTCGTTTACTGTTCCGTTTTGAACGAAGAAGAAGTCGCCGCCGTTAAGTTCAGCAGTTGAGTCTGCATCTGTTGCGCGAGTAAGAACTGTCTTTGCAGAGTTGATTGTATAAACGCCGTTATTAGCCTGGTTTGATTCGTTCTTGATGATGATGCGATCGCCAGTAACCAATGTGTAGCCATCAACAACTGTGAGGGCGTTCTGCAATGTAAGTGTTGCGCCAACGCCCGCAGTTCCGTTGTTATAAGTGACAGTTCCGCCAGTTGTTGTAGCAAGAGATTCAACTGTTGCGGCCTGGACAGGATCGTGGATGTTAAGACCCTGCGCTACAGAATCTACATAGCCCTTGTTGGCCGCATCGGTGCTAAGACTTGGATCAGCAAGGTTTGTGATCTTGTAACTGCCCCATGAAACATCTGCAGTTGGAACTGTTAGAGCAGAAAGGTTGATTGCGGAGTGCGCAGCATTGTTGTGCGCTGGAGTTCCGTGTGCGTGATCGGAGTGCGCAACGGTTGTCGCAGTTCCATCGGTTGCTGATGAACCAAATGATGTCTGTGTTGTTACTGTTCCAAATCCTGGGCCAGCGTGAGTGTGATCATCGCGTGATGGCGCAGTTCCTGATCCAGCAGAGTTGCTTCCAGCGATCGAAACTGACTGTGGAGATGTGTTAGAAAGAGAAGGTGTGCCGTGAGTGTGATCTGTGCGGGCAAAGTTTGTAGATGTTCCGTTGCCGCTTGACGCACCATAGGTTGTTTGCGCAGTTACAGAACCAAAGTTGTTAATCTGTGTCCAAGTTGAACCATCATCGAAATACATGAGGTAGTTGTCGGTCGCGTAATACAAGCGACCAGCAACACCAGCAGCAGGTCGAGCAGAAAGTGTTCCGTAGATAACTTCTGATTCGTTAAGGACATTCACCCATGAGTTGTTGTCGTAGAAATACAAAGTGTTCTCTGAAGTGTTGTAGTAGATCTGTCCTGGGATCGGTGACGATGGTGCGGTTGCGAGGTTTTGAACCACCGCATTGGAAAGTTCGTTCTTGTTGAGGTCGATACCTACGAGAAACTTGCGTGACATTTCTACTCCTTAAATCACATAGGCTACGCCGCTAAACGAGCCTGTGAAAGTAATGATCATGGTGTTGAGAGAAGGATAACTGAAAGTGCCTTCGCATTGCGTTCCCGCAGAATCAAGAACTACTGCGGTTGGGTTGCCACCCAGGTTGTGATTGATTGTCCAAACCGAGGCTGGAGTGTTTTGCGTGTATACATAGAAAATCGCACCAGGATCAAATGTCCCTGGAGGGCCTTGCGGGCCAGGTGCTGCAACTGTGATCTGTGGGATAACGGGTGAAACGGTGATGTTATCTTGGCTCATACTCTTGTTACCTCCGCAGATACAACGATTTGTCCTTGAACCAGTCTAGTGACTGTTCCATAAACTGGGGCCGTGATTTCCACATCGTAGAAATAAGTTCCTTCATCAATTGCGCCAGTCTGTTCGGCGGTTGCGTGAAGGTTGACTTCCCCTGCTGCGCCAACGATTGTGATTCCATCGCCTGTTGTCAGAGTGAGAACTGCGTTTGGAGAACTTGGCTGGGATCGCAACTGGCAAGCAGCGGTATAACCCGTGATGTCGATTGGATCGCCGTTCGGATCGGCATAGGTGATGTTAAAGAACCAGTCAGCACCCTGGTTTATCGTTGTGTTATAGACGACTGCCATTTATGCCCCTTGCGCAATCTCGGTTGGCGTAATCATAGCGGTTTTACAACTTGAGCAATGCGTGAATGACTTCGGCATCGGCAATCCGCACTTCGGACAAGTGTTAGAGATGGCATTGAAATAGTTGCTTACCGTTACCTTGCCAAGTAAATCAGAAAAGCCCTGAACCATCGCATCGATTCGGTCAGGTGACTTTGGATCATCGGGTGTCCACACCGTCATCTGATCCTCAAGTTGCGGATAAGCCCCCACATGATGGATACGGCCCTGCTCATACATCGCTGCAACTGGTTCGGCGCGTAGGCGCTTTCCAATATGGGCGCGAATCTCACGGATCGGCAGCGTTGTTCGAACCTGCTTCAATACGGCGCTAACCATGTCGCCACCTTGGTTAACTTCCACCAGGATCGCATCGGCTTTGTGTGCATCGAAAGCATCCACGGCTTTCTTTGCCCATTCCAACGGCGAACCTCGGAAGGAATAGTCAGCGATTACATAACCGTTGCCGCTTGAATCCGATCCGCAGACAACAATGCCAGTCTCATCCGATTCAGAAGTGTTTGTCACGGCTGGGTCAACCGATACCACGATCCTGCTCATTGGCGGGGCTACGGTCAAGCGCGAGCGTTCAATCAAACCGCGTGTCCATAGTGCGCCTTCAACATCCTCAAGAATCTCACCATAAAGTTCCTGGCGGCCCAGGCGTGTTCCGTTGTATCGGGCCTGGAACTGAGCGAGCGCTGCGGGTGCAAGGTTGGCCGCGTTGTCGAATGTTGATCCGCGTGTGATCACAACGGAATCATCCTTGCGGTTTACCAAGTCCCGAATCAATTGCACAGGCTTTGGCGTGGTTGTAACAATGATGCGGGGTTGTTCTCCCAAGCGCAAGCCAAACTGCAACTGATCCCAGGCATCGGCGTAGCGATAAGCCGCTAACTCATCACACCAAGCCCCATGATGCTGCGGCCCGCGAAATCGTTCAGGCTCATCAGCCGAGAACAGTTTCATTCTTGATCCGTTGGTCAGAACGATTTCACCAATGGATCGGTTGTAATGTTTCAGCATCGAATATCGGCGCAAGACAGAAAGAACTCCTGACTCTCCTTCGGCACAGGTATCTCTTGCGTCAGAGAATGTCGGTGCGACTATCGCCCAGCGTGTGTTCGGTTGACGGATCGCTTCCCAGGCTATCCACTCCGCTGCCGTTCTCGTCTTGCCCGCTCCACGGCCCGCCATGTAAAGCCAAATCGACCAAGTCCCCTTCGGTGGTAATTGTTCCGCTCTCGCTTGTTCCACCTTCCAGCGCCATCGGCTGGCCATGATTAGCGTTTCTGATGATTTCAACGATTCTTTCAATTTCTCCGTCAATATCTCTGTGTCCGTCAAAAGTAGTCACCTCCGCTTGAACCTTTTGGGCTGCATCTAGACCCAGTAATTTAGCCCTTCTTTCCATCAGCCGCAGGATCGTGTTGATGGCACGATCATCGCCCTTCATAGCCCTGCCCCACACGGCCACCTGAAGGCGGTCTAAGCGATCCAGTTCTTGATCCAGCACCTCTTGAACGGGTTCTTTCAATACCCGCTTCACGGCCCGCTTATAGGCGGCGTATGCCCCTGTGGGATCGGCATAGCCCACTTGATCGGCGATGTTGGCCCAAGTAAGCCCTACCCTGCGAAGTTCGAGGACTTTGATTTCCCGATCGATAACTTCGGGGTCAGGTTGCTTATTTTGATTAGCCATGGTTGGAAAGATTACAGGTCAATACGGCGCATTACAACTACCGCGGATGGGAAAGGGGCTGCATTGGGTTGATCCCCAAAGCGAAGTCTGCCCTTGATAAAGCGAACTTCGTGGTGGATACAAGAGTCGTGCCACCAGTTGGTATCGGTTCGGGATGGGACAAGGCACACGATCGCCCCTGGGCCTCTTTGGGCTTCTTGATCGGCCTTGCGCATCCAATCTTTTATTTGGCGGCCGTAAGGCGGATTGAGAAAGATGTTCTCCCCTTGGGCATCAAACTGCCAGGATCGTAGAAAGGCATCCCGCATTGAAGGATCGTGGTGATCAGGGCCGTACCATAGATTACAAAGGGCAGAGGAAGCCATAGCAGCCGCATCCAGGCCAAAGTTGAACTCTTTATCCAGGGCAGCGTAGAAGTCCTTGGGAGTTGTCCAGGTGTCATCCTCTGATGACTTGTAAACCGTTCCCTTATAGAAACCTTCGCTCATTTCGCCTCCTTGATACGCTCCGACTCAACTTTGGAGGGGCGGGCAGAAAGGTTAAGTTCCCGCCCCTTCAAAGTCCCCATCATTCAGTTACAAGTTCTGCCGTCTTGCCTGTGAACTTCTCCCAGCGTTCCAGGATCACATCGCAATACTGTGGGTCAAGTTCGACCATTCGGCATTTGCGGTTTGTCTGTTCTGCGGCAATTAGTGTCGATCCTGAACCCCCGAACGGATCAAGAACGATGCTTCCAGGCTTGCTGGAGTTCAATAGCGAGCGCTGCACCAACTCGATCGGCTTCATTGTTGGGTGGAGTTCGCTGCGGCTTGGGCGTTCAATCTCCCAAAGGTCGGATTGCTTTCTATCCTCTACGCCTACCAAGCGTGGGGCATCTGCGTTCCAGCCATACCAAATCGGCTCATATTGAGTGTGATAATCCTTGCGAGAAAGAACCAAACGATCCTTGGCCCAAATAACTGTGCTACTCCAATGGAAGCCAACTTCACGCAGATTGCGATCAATGACTGGCCACTCTTGAGCGCTCATCACCAGATAGATCGGTGCGCCATCCAGCGAGTAATCAAACATCGTCTTGCAGAACGCTCCAACGAATTCATCCCATTCGCCTTCACCCATGTGGTCGTTCATGATCGTGCGGACTTTATAGCCCTGCTGGTTGCCTTCATCGACTGCGCCATAGTTCACATTCCAAGGCGGATCAGTCCAAATGATGTGTGCTTTCTCCTCGCCCATCAAGCGGGTAAAGGTTGCCTCTTCGATTGAATCACCGCAATAAAGCAAATGATCGCCCAACTTCCAAAGTTGTCCAAGTTTCGTGCGGTGTTCTACTTCCTCCAGGGAAGGAACTTCATCAACTTCCGCTTCAATTTCGGATTCAGGCATTTCGAATCCAAGTTCCTCAATATTAAATTCTGCGTCAACCAACTCAAGAAGGGTTTCAGCCAATACAAGTTTGTCCCACTCGGCCAACTCTGCGGTGCGGTTATCTGCGAGCGCATAAGCCTTGGCGGTGTTCTCATCCCAATCGGCAGGTGCAACGGCAACATCAACGCAATCCCAACCGAGAGATTTTGCCGCTTCCAGCGTTCCGTTTCCAGCAAGGATGAGTCCCTTATGAGTGATTACAATCGGCTTGCGTTGCCCGAATTGTTTCAGGCTTGCGCTTATTGCATCCAGGTTTTTCTGAGAATGCTTGCGAGCGTTCTTAGGATCAAGCGTTAGATCGCTGATTAACCTGCTGGTCACTTCCATCTTTGCCTTCTTTCATCAACCGTAATCTTTCATCCAGTAAATCATCAACGCTGCTAAGAAGCAATTCTTTCTTTTGATGAGTAAGACGGTTGCCATAACGATCGACAAGCATCTCTTTTAAGTTGCGCAGCGCCTCATCAATCTCCGCAACAGATACTTCGCCATCAATAACGATCATGGCATCAATGCTAGACCCTTTGTCGTAATCTTTTCTCGAATAACGCAACGACATCAGGTTCAGAATAATAGACATTGCGCCCTACTTTCTTTATCCACAGAAGCAACTTGCGGTGTTGAAGTTGTCGTAAATTGTTAAGAGTTATCCCCAACTTGTCCGCAGTCTGTTGAGCAGATAAAAGACCAGGTTCTACCACGGCACATCATCTGCCTTTGGCGCAGATTGGCGTGGGGCAGCCTTGGGGATCAATCCTACTTCGCTGGCATTGATTTCTAACGCAGTTTTCTTTTCGCCATCGCGGCCATCGAATGAAGTCTGTTTGAATGTTCCCTGCACCAAGACACGATCGCCCTTGCGAATGAAATCAACCAAAGTTTCGCCTTGCTCGCCCCACATCACAACTCTGAACCACATTGTTTCGCCTTCGACCCATTGATCGCCTTTGCGCTCGCGGGGCTTGTAAGCCAATGAGAATGAAACCAGTCCTGTATCGCCTCGGCTTGTTTTCACAAACTTCAACTCAGGATCGTTACCTAGATTGCCTTTTACTACGATTGGAATGCTCATGTTTATCCTTCCTTGATGGGTGTAATTTTACCGCTTTCTGCAAGAATTACAAGACGGCCGTCAGGAAGCACCATCGGCGTTTCGCTTGGGTCTTGCCACGATCCAACCATCCAGCCTTTCTCGGAGGCATAGCCAGGGTTTGCATGGATCGAGTCCGTGTCGAGGTTGTGGCAGCCGTGATGGACATGAATCAAGTTGCTAACCGAATCTTTGCCGCCCCTGGACTTCAATTTGCGGTGGTGCAGAGCCATAGACTCAGAAGCGGGTCGGCCACACTTTTCGCAGTAGCCGCCCGCTCTCTGAATAACAAGTTCAACAATGGCTTGTTTAATCATCATCCTCTTCGTCTTCGTAGATTTCGTGATCAGGAATGCCTGGCACGACTGGCTCAGACCAAGTTGGATGAATGATGCTCATGTTTCTCCTAATACCAATTGTGCTTTGACCACCACTTCCAAGCGGAGCATGGCGATCCGTAGCGAGATTTGATGTAAACAAGACCGCGCTGGATTTGCTCAGGGGCTGGGGTTGCTGGCGACATCCCCAAGATCTGCGGGATTCCTCCTGCATGAACCTTGATCCATTTGCCATCTTTCTTTATCCGAACTGGCGTTCGGTTTTGCGCTTCCAATCTCCAGCCGCTTTCTTTCCCCCAAAGCGATGCCAGGCATTGCCATTGGGCTGAGTGAGTCCATCCAAAGTAACGCACTTGTTGCTGGGCGTGTTTCTTTGCCCAGGCATTATCAAAGCGATCCATTCTAGGACTTTGTGCGGATGCAGGGGAGGCAATAGCGAATCCAACCGCAAGAGCGGCTGCTATGAGGACTCGCTTTGGAGTCTTTATAGGTTACTCGTTCCGCCCCTTTCGACAGGCTTCGCAGAGTTGTTCTCCATAGTGCCACGCTCCATAAGCGCAGCGACTGATCATGTTGTCCATTTTCAGTTCCTTTCGGTTCGGGAATGGAGGGCGGGTTTATTTTACCCCGACTAGGGGATTGAACTGGTTATTTCGCCACTTAACACACGCTTTCTCGTAGGCCGCTTGCGATCCGTATGGGTATCTGAACTCCTTGCGGTGGGCCTTGCCGTTGGGTTCAGTGAGCGTGATCACGCGCTCCAAGACACACATTCCGTGATCCGTGAAGGCCTGGAAACTTTTCACCGCATCCATCGCGTTGTCATATTCTTGATGCCATACCTTTTCTAACACAGTTCCTGAATCTTGAACCATGCTTACTAGAAACTTATAATTCATCACCATTCCCCCATCTCATCGTGCATTCGGTCGGGATCATCCCCGCCGATCTCTTCCTGTTCTTTCTGAAAGTTGAATTCGTGGCTGCACTTGGGGCAGGTCACATCGTTGTTGATGTTGCCCCAGTCATCCGTTTGTAGATCCGCGTCAAAAGTGTGGCCGCAGCCATACGAACGATCCGTTTGGCAGCCATCCTGTGCGCACTCGCACTCGATGTTCAGGGTTACATCGGCTGAATCGACACCCGATCCCTTCATTGATCCTTCGCTCATTATCGACCCCAAGCCGCTAAGAACTGCGCAAACCAAGTCTGAAACCAAGCGATGAACATCTGAAAGAACACCTGGTAATCAAAGGCTGCCGTTGCCGTGGTTGTTTCGGTTCTTATCACGGTTGATGGAGTGTTTGATGTTGATCCGCTTGACGGAGCAACAGTTGAACTGGCAACTGGGGTTTGAACTGTGGCCGTTGATGTTTCCGACACTCTTGGGTTTGATGCTGGGGTTGGAGTTGGTGTGATCACGGGCGCTGGGGCTGGCGCTTCGAAGCAATAAGCGTAGTAATAATCATCGCTGCGATCCGTGGTGTAATTCATGTCCACGCCTTCGCCTCGCAAAGTTCCTGCGGGGCATTGGAATGATTGATATTGAGATGTTGCATTCCAAGCCGACTGGGATTGCCCTGGTGCGCTTTGGATTCGTGCTACTTCATTTGCCTGGGCAATTGGGCTGATTGATGTCAGCGCCAGAATTGCCACGATCGTTTTTCTTTTCATTTGCCTTCCTTCTTTCTCTTATGGGTAGAGCAGGTCTAAACAGAACTGCGACATTTGGTCTACGGGGACTTTGCATTGCTCAGGGGTTGTTATGTTCATCAGCCAGGCAAACACGGCCAGGATCAATGCTGCTGCGATCGCTGCGGCCCATCGGCGGCGGATTACATAATGGCGTTCCATTCTCATTTGCTGCCTTCTTTCTTTGTCTGAACCTTGACTACGCTTTTGATCACAGGCAAATCAAAGTCGTATTGCTCAAGAGCAGCAGCAACTCTGACCCACACCCACTTGCGCAACAAGGCGTTCTTATGTGACCTGGTCATGGGAACTGCTGACTCTTCCACGACCGCATCATCTTTTACCGTGATTTCAAGAATCACTTTGTATGTATGCATTAACTTCTCCAAGTCTCTGTGGCGTAGTTGGTAAGGATCAACCATGATCCGAACGCTCGGTCGTATAAAGTTTGTGTTTCATGGTGCTGCGTGGTCAGAAAAGCGCGGGCCAGTAATACTGATGAGTAGTTATCAACCCAGTAGGCCCACTTCCATTCCAGCATCGGCGCTGGCGAGAACCGATTGATCTGTTCTTTCCAATGCAATCCCCAGGACATCGAGGTGTGAACCAGGTTTTCGAAGTCCTCTTCCGTCATTTGGATATTGATACCGCTCATGCTTTCACCAACTTTGCGTGTAGATCTGCGCAGGGGATGCAGACCGCTTCTCTGAACTGCTCGCCGTTGTCGTATTTATACCAGCGCAATTCAAAGTGGCTGGTTGATCGACCACACATTCCGCAGACCATCATGATGTCGCCTTCACTTTCTTTGAGGTTAGGATTAATGATGCAAGCGCTTCTGCTGCATCCTTGCCGTAGGTTTTTGCGATCGAGTCCAGCATCTGCTGCTCTTTCTTTGTAATCTTTGCCATGTTAGTTAGCCACCGCTTGATCGCAACCGCAGTCGCACTTGATCGGCTTGATAACAATCAGGGCCTTGCTATCGGTGATGTTGACCTGAAAACCTGCGTTGATCAAGATCTGATACATCGATTCAACTGCGGCGGTTTTGCGCTCGTTCAAGCGTTCCCAGTTCTTGGAGAAGTTTGCTGAGTTGCCCATCTCCCACTTTACGATCACCGCGCTCGATCCGTTTGTCGCTTCAAATCCCTCGCTTGTGTAGTGATACCCACGAACGCGAGTTGCGCTTGATGCGCTGCGGCTGACTCCAGCCTTTGCCAATACGCGGCTAACTGCTGCTGCGCTTGTCTTTGTTGCGGTTGCTGCCTTCATGTTCTTGCCTTTCGTTTGGGGGCTTCCGCCCTTGATGCACATAACATCCCGTAGATCTGAAATAAGTGCAAGTATTTCCGCCACTTTATTCCTGTGAGTTTTGGCCACATTTATCGCAAGGTTTGACTTCGTATTGATCCTGGCCGCCCCAGTATTCGTAGCCCGCGCCTAAACATTGGCCACACGAGGCCGACTGAGCCTTTAATCGCTCGGCCAGGGGATAAAGGGCCAGCAGGATCGTGAAGGCCCGCAGCCAGCCCCACAGGCGATTAATGCGTGTGCGGGTGATCATGCTCGTGGGCTTGTTGATGTTCGGCTTCAGCCATGCTGGCTTTCAACATTTCATGCATCACGGTGCGAAAGGCGTGGTCGACTTCCTCGATCGTGAACTGGGCTTTTTCGCCTTGCGCTTTGATCGCCATGATTCCTGCCAGGGCGATTGTCCAATCTTGCAGTTCCATATTTATTCTCCCTTCACATTCCACTTGCGTTTTACTGCGTAGATCTCCAGGCATTGCGGCGAGCAGAATCCGATTGCATCTTGGTAGGTTGGATCAACGAAGTTGTACCAGGCTCGGTCGGGATACATCGGGAAGGCCTCACGGCATTCGGTGCAGACGATTTTCATGACCCCAGTCTTGATTTGACTCATACCATCACCATCATGTCTGCATCGATTGCTTTAGGATCGCGGCGCTTTGACGCTTCAAAGTCGATCACAATGCAAAGGTGCAGTCCTTCATTGCTGGCTGCGATGTCGTGCTTGTTAAAGATTGCCACGATCGCGGCGATCTCTGCCTCATCGAGATTGTCGTGATTGAAATAAACCTCGCGGACTTCATCGCCATCCCATCCTGGCTCTGCCGCGCAGTCTGCATAAACTGTGAAGCGGTTGCCTTGGCCACCAAAGTGCCAAATGATTTTCTGATCCTGCTTTGCGTTGAGGGTGTCTGTGTTGATGCATCCTCGGCAGCATCCGTTTACATTGCGTTGTGCTTTAACACCTGACTTGCGAATCTCTTTCATCGCTGCATCAAATCGTGCGTTTAGGTTGTCCGACACTTTCTTGCCTTCTTTCCGTTTGGGGGCTTTCGCCCTTGATAGGAATAACATCCCATGGATCAAGAAGGAATGGAAGTATTTGTGGCAAGTTTTCTGAACTATTTTACGCGTGAATTCCTGTGAGTTT